AGATGTAACCATGAGCAACGAGATGAAGGCATGGCGCCTTAATTTACGAAATATACCACAAGACTATACAACTGAAGAAGAATATGATTTACTACTAGCTCGTGATGAGAACGGCAATCTAACCCACAGCGTATGGAGTAAACCATAATGGCACTAACGAGACTTGGACCAAATCAATCGATTAACTTAGCGACTAACACTACTGGTAATTTAGATTTAACCAGTCAAGTGACAGGTACATTACCTACAGGTAATGGTGGAACTGGCGCTACAAGCTTTGCTCCTGGTAAGGTTTTACAAGTTCAATCTTCTACTAAAACAACAGAATCAACTACAACTAATGGCTCTTATGTGGATACAGGATTACAAGTTAATATAACTCCCTCATCAACCTCTAGCAAAATTTTAGTAGTGATAGGTCATGGAATGAATTATACAACTTCTGGCACAGAAGCTAAGTTTAGATTAAAAAGAGATAGTACACAATTAACTGAATATATTGTTAATTTAGATGGTACTGGGTCAACAGGTGGAAGTTCTATTGCATACTTAGATACTCCAAACACTACAAGTCAAGTTACATATTATGACCAATTTTATAGGTCTAATGGAAGTGGTACAGTCTATATTTGTCCGAACAATTCAACAGCAACAATTACAGCCATGGAGATTTCAGTATGAAAAGAGTTTCAGAAGCAATACTTACAATTAATCCTGATGCTAAGTTCACAGTACAAAATAATCTTGATTTGGATAACTGTGAAATAGTATGGCACGAAGATACGACTCCAATATCTTTGGAAGATATTAGAGTGGAGTGGGACAATCTTTAATGACACAGGATGTCAGGAGTGTATAATGACATTCTAGGAGACTAATTTATGGCGTTTGGTATAACAACTTTTGCAGAAGCACCTTTTTCGGCACAAGGCCAACAGAACGCTGTCGTAGCCGTTACAGGCTTAGCCTCCACTTTAGCTTTAGGATCAACAACAATAGGATTGGTACCGTCGATCACGGGCCAATCAATGAATACCGCTGTTGGTAATGTAGGAGCAGCGCTTGCGGCAACACCAACAGGACAATCCCTATCCTCGGCTCTTGGTTCCCCTGCTATTTCAGGGACAGCTCTTGCTACACCAACAGGTTTATCAGCAAGCACGGCTCTTGGTACGGTTACACCTCAACTTAATCCAACCATTGTTGGTCAAGAATTAACATCCGCTCTTGGTACGGTTACTGTTGAAGCAGGAGCGGTGGCAACACCGACTGGTTTAGCACTGACCACGGCCCAAGGCACAACCACCCAAGAAGTTATTGTTTCTCTAACGGGACTAAGTAGTTCTGTATCATTAGGGGCAACTGATATTATCGGTACAGCGGTGGCAACACCAACAGGTCAAGCAGCAACATTAGCTCTTGGTACGCCTGTTGTATCGGCAACAGCAACCGTGGTGCCACTTGGACAATCAATGTCCATGTCTCTCGGCACACCGACCTTGGTTATTAGCTCTGTGGCAACACCAACAGGTCTAGAAATGACAACTTCGGTAGGCACACCAGCGATATATTCATGGCAAGAAGTTGATGACTCAGAAACTTCAACGTGGACAGAAGTCGATGATAGTGCTACAATGAACTGGTTAGATGCAGCATAAACTATGAGTACATATTCAACACGACTAAAAATAGAATTAATTGGTTCAGGAGAGCAATCCAACTCTTGGGGTAATACAACCAATAATAACTTTGATCAGGTATTTGAACAGTCAATTGCAGGTGTATACAGCAAAAACTTAGGAGCAGAGTCTAGTCCTTATACGCTGACCTCGGGTAACGGACCACAGACACAAGCAAACAATGAAGCACGACAAGCTGCTATTTTGTTCACAGGACATACAAGTGATTTTATCGTACAGTTTCCTACCGTAGAAAAATTATATTTTTTACGTAATGCTAGTTCAACTTATAAGATTACAGCAAGACTTGGTGGAGCAGGAAATACTTTTGTTGTTAATCCATCAAGAAATGTTTTCATTGCAACCGATGGTACAAACTGGTTTGAATTACAAACACAAGGAAGTGACTGGTTAACAAAGACAACAACATATACCGCTTTTCCTGGTGATAAAATATTTGCTGATACATCTAGTGCTGCTTTTACTATTACATTACCAGCATCACCTAGTGTTGGTGATGAAGTTCGTTTCTTAGATTTAGCAAATACATTTGATTCAAATAATTTAACCGTTGGTCGTAACAGTGAAAAGATTGATGGTGCAACAGCAGATTTAACAGTAGCAACTGAGGGTGCTGCTTTTGCGTTGGTCTATTCGGGAGCAACGTACGGATGGAAACTACTGGAGAAATAATATGGCAACTTACGCATCTCTTCGATATAATTTTTCAGGTACAGGTTTAACAGGTGTTAACAAAACAGCAAATAACCTAAATGATGTTGCTTCAGCATCAAGTGCTAGAACAAATCTGGGTGTCGCAATTGGTAGTGATGTCCAAGCTTTCATTTCTGCAACAGCAGGAACCAATGCTAACGGCACACGTACGGTAAGCACATCAGATCCAAGTGGTGGATCAAATGGTGACATTTGGTATAAATATAGCTAATGCATAATGCCAGTTTATGTTAAAGATGGAGGCGTTTGGCGTACAATAGATAGAGTCTATGTACGTGATGCTACATCCTTCACTAACAAAACGGTTAATAATGTTTACATAAAAGATGGTGGAAGCTGGCGTGAAGTTTTTATCATTTATGATACCACTTCTTTTTCTACAACGACAGGCACTGTTCCCGTTCCTTCTTTAGCAAATGCTATTCATGTTGAATATGCTGCTGCCGCAGGCGGTGGTGGTTCTGGTGGTATGGATTATGATTCGAGAGGATATGAAGATGCAGGAGCTGGTGGTGGTTCTGGTGCTTTTATATCAGATAAAGTTTTTTCTGTTACAGGTGGTGAAACACTAACAATAGTAACTGGCACAGGTGGTGCTGGTGGTAATCCTATTGGCGATCCTCCAGGCGATGGAACATCTCGTAGTGGCGGTAATGGAAGTGCTGCAACAACGGTATCAGGCACCTCTTCAGGATCTTTATTTAGTTTAGCTGTTGGTATTGGTGCAACTTCAACGTACAACTCTGTTGCTGTTGCTGGAACAGGAGGATCAGCTACTATTTCAGGTACGACTTTAACATCAGGAACTACTGTTGATGGTTTAGATATTACAACATTTACTTCTGGACCTTTATCAGCATTTAATCAATCAGGTAATGGTGCATCAGGATCAGGAGGAAACAGATGTTCTGGTGATAACTGTAATGTTGGCGGTGCTGATGGTGCTGATTCTTACAGTGGTAATGTAGCAGGAGGAACAGGCGGTGACGCAGGTAATGGTGGTTCTTACGAACCAGGTCAAGTTGGTAATCCTGGCACAAGAGGATCAGGCGGCGGCGGTGGAGGAACCGAACAAGGCGCTCCTGGCGGTTCTGGCGGCAACGGTGAAATTAATTATAGATTTATGAGGATTGCATAATGCTAACAAAATTAAACTTAGCTCCTGGTATAGATAAACAAGATACAGAATACGGTGCAGAAGGTCGTTGGACCGATGCACAAAATGTACGATTTCATTATGGCTTACCACAAAAAATAGGTGGTTGGTCTACTATTATTACAGATACACTTATCGGTGTTGCAAGAGATCAACACACATGGACAGATCTCAATGGTGTACGGTACGCGGCCATCGGAACAGATAGAAAATTATACATTTACACAGAAGGTACAGCATACGATATAACACCTATACGTCGTGGTCCTACATCTTTAACAAATCCTTTTACAACAAATGGAACTAACAACGTCACCGTAGCGGATACCGGGCACGGTGCGATACAAGGTGATTTTGTAACCTTTGATTCTTTCTCTGCTATTGACGGCTTAGATATGAATAATGAATTTGAAATTACTTCTATTACTAATGCTAACTCTTATGTTGTAACACATACAGATACAGCGACAGGCTCTACAGCAGGAGGCGGTGGTACAGGTAATGCAAATTATCAAATTAGTATTGGACAAGAAACATCAACCTATGGTTATGGTTGGGGTACTGACGCATGGAATGTTGATGCTTGGAACACACCACGATCTACATCTACCGTAACGATTGATGGTCGTAACTGGTCTTTTGATACGTTTGGTGAAGACTTAATTGCAACCGTACATAAAGGATCTACCTATCGTTGGGATACATCATCAGGAACCTCAAGCAACAGAGCTGCTGTTATTTCACAAGCTCCTACAAGTTCACGGTTTAATCTTGTTTCCATGCCTGATAGACATGTCTTTTTATTTGGTACAGAAACAACAATTGGTACAGCTTCTACGCAAGATGACTTATTCTTGCGGTTTTCCTCCCAAGAAGATTATACGGATTGGACACCTGCTGCAACAAACACAGCAGGTTCCTTCCGTATTCAAGATGGATCAAAGATTGTGGCAGCAACAAGATCACGTAA